TCCAGTTGCTTGGATGTAGGCCGCAGCTGTGATGACACGAGGACTGGTCTGTCTTGATGCTTGCCACGGGACCGCGAAGCCTGTCCTTCTTCTTGCCTACTAACTTTTTATTGTTAGTGTTGGGCTGCAGAATAAACTTGCTTTGCTTAATCGGCATGTCTCCGACTTCAAAGAATCGGATGGATCGTGATGTCATCTCCTTGAGATCTGAGACCAGCGACTCCCATCCGCTCCCCTTCTTGTAAACATCGTTCCAATGCCATCCCACGGGACCATTGTACCCATAACATGGGGAGCGATGCCTTTGTTTTTTTCCCTCCACACTGCCTCCTTGCTACTTGTAGGAGATCAAAGTCCCCTTCGTTCTGTCACCTCCCAATGGCCTACGGCAATTGTCGCATGGCCGCCATGAGAAATATGTCTCCGGTTCTTCTTCGGTGCAGCTGAAGCTGCTCCACTCTGTATTGTTGCCCACTCCATCCCATGGATGCTGTGGATCATCATCATGGGGCTCATCCCCATTGCATAGGTAAAGAAGACAGTCAGAGCATATCTCACTGTCTTCATGTGTCTTAATCGCCATCTATGATCTCCCCCTCCTCTTCGAGCTCGGCTTGGTCACCTTGCCCGAAGTCGAGACCGCAATGGTCTCGGTACTTCATGCAACAGTCTGTGCATAACCGTCCGGCGTAGACCCCGAAAGACCATCTTGGTTCAACCTCATCGGCATCACCTTCATGGCCACAACCTGTACAGAAACATCCCATATCATCCTCCTCTTTACTTTATAACGTCGAGCACATCATCCCACTCATACCCTTGTTCTTCGATCACTTCTATCTGCTCAGCCTTGCTCATCGATCTTGCAACAGCATAGATCACATTTTCGTACCATGATAACTCATGATGTCCCTTCTTCATGAACTGAATCAAGGGTTTGTCGGGCTGCTCAACAGCTGACCGTAAAAACCCGTCGTCGTATTTTCTAGTTGACACTTTATCCTCCTTCGCTAGTTATATACTCGTTTCAGCTTGGTACGCTTGCCCGTGGTTCGATCCACAGACCATACCGTCCCTCGCCATAGGTTGATGCCCATGGCATGGATGATGCTTGGCGTCACAATCTTGAATCGCTTGCCGTTCACCAATACTCCGGTAACGTGGTATTCCCATTTGCTCATCTACATGCTCCTTTGCTTAGGTTATTCGCTGCCCCCCCCTAAGGGGAGCAGCTGATAACTTAAGCCCGCCAAGCTTCGGCTTTGTGCAAGTTATGGAGCAAGTATATGTCCATCATGCGATCTTCCAGCAGCTTCAGCTCGGCTCGCTTTTCTTGTATCTCGATATGAAGAGGTTTCGACTTGTCGACCTTCTTCAGTTCGTGTCTCACCTCGCCTTCGGCTTCTTTGACGACGAACTCCACTAGCTCGTCAATGTCGAAGTCATCAAGACAGATCTCCACGCTTATTGTATTCGCCATTCTCTATTCTCCTTGGTTGAGGTTACTAGGTGACCCCATAGGGGTCACCGGGTAACTCCAACTAGAACCTGTTCAGCTCGGCCATTAAAAACCTAATATCAACTTGCCTTTGATACTCCTCATCGTCTTCTTTGGTCCATTCGGGCTCCTCGCCATTCTCCTCGATGCGTTGTCGCTCCATCGCTACGAGGTCGGCCATTTGCTCTTGTGTCATGTTTGCTCCTTTGGCTTGGGTTATTCGGTGAGCCCTATTAGGGGCTCACCTGATAAACCAAGCACTATGCAGCATCACGTCTACGAAGCTTTGTTTTGGCGCGTTTTGCGTACTTTGGTGCATCACAATGAGGCACAATGCCCGCACTATGATATAAGTGAACCTTTTTAAGTTTGGGTTCGATGCCTTGCTGAGCCCGGTTAAAATCGGGTTTTGGCTTTGGTGGCTTTGGAAGCTTGTAACGGTCATAAAAAGCCTTACGGGCTTTCTTTGAACAGGTAACAAGCTTTTCAGCTTCCACCTCTTTGGCTTCAAGTTGTTCCGCTTGCCATATGGCTTGAAGCTCAAACCACTTGCCAGCGTCCCTATCCCGACGCGCAAAATCTTCTTTTTTAGTCGTACTCATCCCTACCTCCTTGTTTATAAGCAGTTAAAAAAGTTGGTACATGCCACAAAGGCGTTAAGGTACCTATGATGTCACAGCATTGCGACGATGCCCTAGTCTTTGCCAAGTCGGTGCCAGTTTTGGCACAAGGGGTCTAAGTCATTGGAAACAAAGCGCTTTTTGTGTTGGCACAGCTTGCAAGGCTTTGGCATAGGTCTTGCCGCTATGACATTCCTGTCACCCTAGTGTGCAAGTGGTTGATTTTGCTGGTGACTCCAATGTCACAGTAGTTTACAGGTATCAAATGAAATCAATGAGTTAGGCTATGACACAAATGTCATACCTATCTAAGTACCTGATTTCATTGGGAAGGCTTGCCAAGTTCCCTATAATGTAATTGGCTGAGCAAAGTACTGGACAAGTGAACAGGGGGTGGGATCCCCCCTCTCCCACCCACCCCATATTTAGTGGTAGGTGTTTGTATTACATACCAAATCTAGTGGTATGAGTAAGTGGTGCTGAATAAATGTTTAGGTCATGACCGAAGAGGGCTTGCCTAAAGCCCACGACCCCCTTATTAGAATAACTCTACATTAGCAAAATCCACCCCCGGAAAAATTTTGGAGTTTTGATGCCACCAAACAAGAACACTCTTAGAAGTCATATTAACCATATTATTAAGACAACAAACTATGATGCTTTGTTGCCAGTTTATCGAGACAATCCTCCAGCGATAATCGAACATGGTATTGCGACAGACTTAGAAATAGCTGAGCATAAGAAGTGCATAGCTAAAAATAAGAATCATAGCTTATGCAAGGGGCTTAGGGTTCAGGGAAGTTACTTCTGTTATTTCCATGATCCAGAGATTGCTGATATTAGGGATATCTATCATAAGCAAAAAACTAACGAGGGGAAGGACGCTGCCCGAGCTGCGTCCATTCTCCCGGCAAGTCTTACTGCACCTACAATAGAAAGTATGGATGATGTAAGAACCTTCTGTATCGAGACAGCTCACCAGATAAGAATAGGTGAACTGGATGCTAAGGCTGGTTCTGTTGTTGCCTCATTTGTCAACCACATTATTAAGACCTTACCTGAAGAAGAGATTATGCAAGATACTGTAGCCGATAGGCTTAGAGATATATTAATAAGTGAAGACTGAAAAAGACTCCAAGCTCCTTGGGGAGCTGAAGTCTCAGTGAGACAATAAGGAACGAGCAGAGATTTGGCTAGTGAAAAAATTTTCCCATCCTACAAAAAGCTTATAAAGCTTGCCGCACTGTGTCATGTTGTAGATCAGAAGACTGGAAAGGCCGTACCGTTTGATTTACTGGAGGAGCAGGCCGAAGTTTTAAAGACGATGTGCGAAAACAGGATGTGCATCTTTTTAAAGGGCCGACAGATTGGCTGTTCTACGGTGATCTGCTTTCTTGATGCGATCTATGCGATATGCAATCCGGCGACTAAAGTAGCCGTCGTTGCTGATACTGAGCAGAAAGTACACGGGCTTTTAGACCGTGTACGGGACTTTATCCGGCATTTAGGAATACACATGGAAATATCGAACCGTGCAAAGATTAGACTGTCAAACGGTTCGGAGATACACGCCTTAACAGCCAATGCTTCTAAGGGGCAGGAACAATCCAAGGCAGGGCGCTCTATGTCCTACCAGATGCTCCATTTATCCGAGATAGCATTCTGGCCCGATCAAGATGCGTTCGGCGCTCTAACGGCCTCTGCGGGGATGTCAGCCCCTATTATCATTGAGTCTACAAGCTCTGGTCCCGGCGATTTGTTTTGGCATCTATGGATGGCTACCAATAACTTTAAGAAGGTCTTCTTTTCGGTTGAGTCCCATAAAGCCTACCGGGCCGATCCCAAGTTATTGACCGCCGAACAGATCGAGAAAGGTAAAGACTTAGGCTTTGAGACTAAAGGCGGAATGGCATGGTTCTTTAGAACCTTAGAAGATAGATTTTCAAATGATTTAATAAAGTGCCTGAGGGAATATCCGCAGATACCAGAACACGCCTTCCAGTCGGCTGCTGGCCGCTGGATTGGCGTGACGGCACCGGTCCTACAGCATACATTGGTAGATGGAGATATTAAGGTATTTCAGGTGCGGCAACATGGGCACTATTACTCGGTAGGTGTTGATACCTCTGGCGGCATAGGTAAAGACAATAACGCCATAGCTGTGATCAATAAAATAACTGGTGGTTTGGTGTGCACTTACTACGATAACGAAAGCACTATAGACCAACTAGCAGAAAAGGTGCGTAAGGTATATGAGTTATATGCGCCAGATCATGTTTGTGTTGAAACGAATGGCATAGGTCAAGCGACCTCCCAATCATGTAGAGACAAGGGTGTGCCGGTGCGAGAGTTTAAAACTACGGACGCATCCAGATATACAGGTTTACTGTTGGTAAAATTGGCCGTAGAAAGAGAGGGTCTTGCGGGACCGGAGGAGTTAGCGTTGGAGTGTGATGATCTCCATATTGATAAACATGAGCGGTTCGCCGGAAAAAAAGACCTTTGTATGGCTATAGGGTTTGCGCTTGAGGATGCAAAACGCAACCCTGTTTTTATTAAAAAAGAAAAAGACGAAAACGTGTTCGACATGACTAAACATTTAAAACCGAGCGGAAACTGGAGGCGATTTTAATGGCCGAACAAATAAGATCATCGCAAGCAATAAGCGGCAAAAGTATTACTGCAGCCATGGCAGATAACCCAGTTCTTTTAAGATCCCTAACTGATGCAGAAATCGAAATGCTTATAGCCATGGTTGAAACAGAAGAGATTGAAGACAAGAAAAACATAGGGGATTATGCTGCACAAGGCTTAGATATGGCAGCGGATGCCTACGGGGCTTTTGCGCCAGTAGGCGGCGCTATTGTTGGTGGAACCGCTGGGTCGCTTGCCGGGATACCTACCGGTGGTTTAGGTGCGCTTGCCGGAACGCCTACAGGGATAGCGTTGGGAGGCGCAGTTGGGCAAGGTGCCGCAACCGGAGTAAAGGCTGCGACAAGCGCAATAACAAAAGGCGTCCACGAAGACCGACTAAAAAGAGTTGGTGGTGGAGAACGAAAACGCCACGAAAGACTGGCTCGACTTAAAGCCGTTCAGCGCCAAAGATTAACCAGTAAAGAAGATCGAGATAAGCTTAGAAGAGGCTACCAAGAAATGGCCGGACAACTTTAGGAGAAAGAATGAAAATGCACTTACCAAGTGATGTAGAAGCAGACGTAGAAAAGTTAGCAAAATCTGTAGCCAAGAATAAGATGGCGGCAGAGATTAATATCATTAAACACCCTAAAGCAGATCAAAGAGATGGCGATGAGGGCAAGTATGATAGACTCTCTAACGATATTAGCGAGCTGCTAGACTCATGGCACGACAAAGATCACCAGTATTACAAAGATCTTGATCGATTGTTTAGGGGAAAGAAAAACATCAAGCACGATGAAGAAGAGTACGACGAAGATCACGGCGAAGAGGACTACTAATGGCCAGCATACTCGACGGTGATGGCAAAGACGTAGTTCTTGCCAAAAACGAAAACGGAACAAACCTAACCGCCAGAGATTTATGCAATCAACTGGTTGAAACTGGTAAGAAATCTGCGTCAGACTTTCTATTGAAAGCTGAACGCAACGAACTTTTTGTTCGTGGCGAACAGCGACAAGACATTGAGCGCGTTGGTCGCATGATGGCAGATATTCCGTGGAACGATACCGTACCATTGGTAACGCACAATCTTCTAAGGAACCTTGTGCTTACATGGTGCTCAAGATTACTAGAAGAAAGACCATCAGCCACAGCATACCCCACAAGCGCAGACATGAAAGACATCGAAGCAGCCAAGGCAGCACAGCAGCTTATCGAGTATTTTGAGTTTGAAAACAATGTAGACGCAAAAATGTGGGATATCGCCAAAAACGCCTGCTCGCACGGCGTAGGTGGTATAAAGTGCTATTATGACCCCGAAATGGACGAGGTTCGATGGGATCTAGTAACCATATTTGACTACTATATTGACAACGTAGAGAACCCAGATGATGCAAAGTGGTGCGTATTTAGGCGATACATAGACCTACATGACGCAAAAGAGCTTTTAAAGAAGGTAGGCGTTACGCAAGTTGAAGCAACTAGCTATACGGTAAATGATCTCGAAGAAAGAGAAGGGGTTGAAGTCCATGAGCTTTGGTATCAGCCTGACAGCCGCATCGAAAAAGGCGCTTACGTTTTGTTTGTGGATGGGAATGTGGTGGAACACATGGACTATCCCTACGTATTTCAACACCTTGAAGATCCGGATAGTGGACAGACAAGATCCTATTTACCGGTATGTCTATTTAAGGTCGGATACATCCGAGGCACCTGTTATGGTGACACATGGATGAATGATGCTGTACCCATTCAGCGTCAGATTAACGAAATCGAATCAGTTATGACAAAACTGAGGCGGGACACTGGGTCAGTTAAGTTACTAGCTCCCGGTTCTGTTGTAGATGCTTGGGACGACTCGAACTCAATGATTAAGTGCGATGATCCCGCAAAAGCAGCCATGGTTAAATGGCTTGAACCACCAAAATACAGCTCACTTCTATTTGAAGACAGAGACAGATTAGAACAGCGATTATATGACATCGCTGGCCTAAACGAAGTTTTGACTGGGGCGGAGGGCGCGAAAAGCGGCACCTCCGCCAAACAGATTGCTTACATTAGTCAGTTAGACAACATGAAACATGCAGGTACATTCCGCCACATTGAAAAGTTTTTAACCCAGTTATGGGGATTAACATTACATTTAGTGAGGAAGTATTATGTTTTACCAAGAATCATTCGAATCGTTGGACCTGCTGATGAGATTGCATCTGTTTATTTCACTGGTGCCGATATTGACGGTGTTGATATTCGCTTGGAACCCAGAGCGGGTCTGGAGCGATATTCTGCCACGAAGTCTCAAAACGTTATTGATCGACACGCCCAAGGCTTGGAGGCGGCGGATAATGTACCGGAGCGTTCGACGACTGGTCTCGATCTTACGATGGAAGAAGCAAATCTTAAAGCAACGGTAATCGAACAGGCGAAGCTGGTAATGGAAGGTTACCAAGTAACGCCACTTACAAACATTAACCCAGTTTATGGTGCCCAAGTATTAACGGGATTTCTGGAAGGTTATGGTCAGGAGTTAGATGAAACTCAAATCCAAGCCGTCATAAATCTCAAGGCAATGTATGACCAGCTTGGCGCAACACAAGCACAACAACAACAGCAAATGCAGCAAATGCAACAGCAACAGCCCCCGCAAGGGGAGCAAGTACAGTAAGGAGAAATAAGTAATGGCTCAACCTATATGGAACCCCGGTGTAAAAAAGCCAAATGCGCCAGATTCATCTCAGTTTGATTTCATGGGAGCAGCGGCTCTCACTTATGAGGGGGTGTTGACAAATATTAATGATTTTACTGTGGTCGCAGCCGCCCAAGTCATGACTGATCTGGCAGCAGAATATCCCAACCTTGTAGACGCAAACGGAAGAACACTTTTAATACCGGTCATGGCTAGGATCGAAAGTATGGGTGATCGTGATTGGGGTATTGCTTCCTTTACAATCGCACCAAACTTACCAAGCACTCCCGTAGTTCAGCCCGGTGGCCCCCCAGCACTAAACACAGACATTAAGCATGTAAGCGGAATGTCAGGGGCTGCGTGTTACGAGCTTCCATCTGAAAATATGATAGAGCCTGACTGGAAAGGGTTTTCTTTTATGACCGGATCTGCATCTCACCCGTTTGCTATTAGCATCTGGGTTGCTCATCAACGAAAGTATTAAAAATGCCTTTTAAGTCTGAAAAGCAAAAAAAATGGATGTACGCCAACAAGCCTGACATGGCTGCAGAGTGGAGTGCAAAAGAGAAGCTGCCTAAGAAAAAGAAGAAGAAAAAAAAGAAGTACTCTGATGAGGAAAAGATGAGGGCGGTCGAAAGGATTTCGGAATGACTGATAATGGATGGTCAGAGTATTCAAAGCTTGTTTTATCCGAGCTTGAAAAGCACGGTGAAAAACTTGAAAGAATGTCTGACCAAATGATCAGGCATGGCGAAGAGCTGGCACAACTTAAAGTTAAGGCTGGCATGTGGGGTGCTGTTTCTGGCACCATCGTAGGTATTGGTTCATATATTATGACCAAGCTTAACTAACAAAACAGGAGAACCCATGGAAAATGGTGAAGTCGTAAACGAGGCCCCGGCACCCTCAATCGAAGAACAAATGCTAGATGCATTGAGCGAAACTGAGGAATCGCAACCCTCCGACACCGATGGCGATACTATCGAGGAACCCGGTTCCGACACCGAAAAAGTCGAGGCTCAAGATGAGCAGGTAGAAGACGAGTGGAAAGTAGAAGAAGAAGAGGAAGAACAGCAAGAAGAGGTTATTCCAAAAGCTGCTTTTACTAAAAGAATAAACAGCCTTCAGGCTGCACGGCGCAAGGCTGAGGCCCACGCCGAGCAACTTGATACACAGCAAAAACAGTACGAGCTTATGTTTTCAGCGATGAAAGAGCGGCTCGAAGATGCTGAAAAAAAGTTGTCAGAATATGTTGATAGTGACCCTAGAGATTTTCAAATCAGACAGATGAAACTTCAGCAACAAATGACAGCCCTTAAGCAGCGTCAACAGCAAGAGATGTACCAACGAAGAATGGCTGAACAGCAAGAACAAGTCGTCACTGAACGTGCCGATGAAATCATTGATACCGCATCAGCGTTAGCAGAAAAGTACAACACCTTTAGTTCGGAAGAGCTAGTGATTGCTTTCTCTAAGTCTGACGACGTAACACTTAATGATCTTGCTAAAGATATTCATAACTCTCGATTGAAAACCTATAGAAAACATTTAGCACGGAGCAAACCAAACGATGCTCCAAAACCAATGGGCACACAAGGTGCTCGCATTAACACTTCAGGACATTCCGCCGATGATATGGTGGCATTTCTTGAATCACTATCTGGAGAAAAAAGATAATGGCTATTACATTTAATGAAATCGCCGAACTCGTTGCACGTTTTGGTAACCAAATCGTGACCGAGCAGGCAAACATGGCTGCGCCCTTTGTAGGCAAAGGTCATATTAAGAAAGTAAAACAGGCTGGTACTGTTGGTATTGTTAACGTTAAAACTGGTGGTATTAACTCAACTGGTTTTATTTCTGATGGTGGTGCTTTGCCTCAAGGTTCTAACACTGAACCTGTTCAGCTTGCATATCATCCGAAAGCACTTTTCAGTCGCTTGAGTGTTCCTCGTATTGCAGCTCTTACTTGCATCAGCAAGCAAGACGGTGTGAACTTGGTTCGTGAGCAAATGGAAACCGTTGGTGCCGATTTGGGTCGCACTCTTGGGCGAGCATTGTTTCGCTCTGGTGCTGTTCCACGTCCAGTTGCTGGTGGTAACTACGTTGATGCTCCTGCTGGTGTTATTGGTACTCCTCGTGCTATTACCATCGTAGGCAACGTCGTTGCTCCCGGTATTGACCTTAGTGGTTTCCGTGTTGGGCACACTTTCACAAGTGCTACCTTAACATACACCCAGACAAACCCCGGATCAGGACCATTGCCTTGTGCTTTGGTTGTGTCATCAATCGACTATGCTACGAACAATGTAAGTTTTACGCCTCATAGCATTCTTCCTAATGGAACTATTGGTGCAGCCATTGTTGCCCCCAACGCCGTTGCCTTGTCTACAACCACATTCTTGAGTGCTGGTTTCAACGACTTGGTTCCACTTGATGGCGGTGCGCTTAACAACGCAATGACATCATTGTTGGATCTTGCGGATGCAACCTTGGACCCCAACGCTGGTTTGCCTGCTCCTGTATCAACTCTTGGTACAACTGGTAACTACAGCGGTATTGCTGCTGCTGGTGGTGATTACACTGGTACTGACATCAACCTTGCTGGTGCTTTAACTATTGAAGCTATGGATAATTTATCCAAGCAAGTTAAGCGTCGCTCGGGCAAGCCATGGACACATGCCGTTATGAACAGCTCAGTGTTTCATGACTACATGAGTCTTTTGCTTTCAAATCGTAGATTTGTTGGCTCGGGTCAAGCTGCTGATGCAGGTACTTCTGCAACTGCAACATACGAAGGCAAGCCTATCTGTGTTGATGAGAATATGCCTGATCAGGAACTCTTGTTATTCACTGACTCCGATACGAAGTTAGCTGAATGGCGTGATTTCCAACCAGACTATGACGGCAAAAAAGCTGCAATGGTTTCGCCGACTGACTTTATCTATGATACCCAGATCTTTGGTATGTACAACGTACGATGTACCAAGCGAAATGGCTTAGGTAAGTTAACCGGTATTACTGGCGGAACTTGGGTCTGATGAATGATTAAACCATCTCTTAAAACACAAAAGAGATTGGCTTCACGGCTATCCCGGCACAACATTCAATCGAGTGTTGTTGCCGGGGAGCTTGTTTTTATGGAGCCAGTTAAAATGAAAATCAAAACAGGATTTGGAGTAAACTTTGTTGTCGATAGTGAAATCCCGATTTGTTCTTTCCCTGAAGTTGGTCACTTCTCTATCCCGATTAGTGGCAGAGTTAGTCGTTTGGCTATTGCACAGCATTACAACCAAATGTGGGAAGACGCTCAAAGACCTTCAAAAGAGGCTGCACAAAAAGCCTTAGAGGCTGGCGAAGAGTTCGCTGACTTTTTAAACCATATTAGAAAAATAAGGGTGTCCGTGTAATGTTATTATCCACCGCTAGAAAAATGACGATAACCTTTCTTGATGATCCCGATGGTCAAAGGTGGACGCCGCCTGCAGCGGGAGCCGCCTTTGACACAGCTAACGAGGTTGATCTTGCTATTCAAATGGCAGCTCAAGAATGCGTATCAAACTATTGCACTTTAGGTGGGGATTTTTTTGACGTTGTAATGGACATTGATACGGTAAGCGGAGTCTTTTCTTTTGGATCGCTGTACGATCCGGCGTTAGGGCCTGATCCAAACATTCAAAGACCAATAGCTCCGCTAATGATCCGGTCTGTAAACCTAAAACAAGGTACTTCTTATTTTAATATCCACGCCATCCGAGAAAAAGATGTTGAAGTAGATATGGATATTATTCAAGGGTTAAAAGTCAGAGTTGTTTTTACACCCGACTTTACAGGGTTAGCAGCAAATGAAAACTTAAGATATTCAAGACCAGTAAACGATCCTTATACAGGAACCCCCGGCCAACTAGAATGGCCAGTATTTGACCAATGGGTCTGCGCTGTTGCCGCAAAGCATTTAACACCAAAAGAAAATCAAGCAAACAACCAGCTTGATGAGCGGATCATGATGTTAAGAGATAGCTGCATGACTGCACCTGAAAATCCTATCTCTGTTATTTTTCCATCAACCAGAAACAAAACAGTTATACCCGGTGCTCTCTGGTATCGCTGGAGCTACACAGCTCGCGACACCAGATCAGACCAAAGCTTTGTTCTGCGGTTGCATAGAGTGCGCTTCTGGTAATGGGACGTGTAATACCTCAACACAGTTATGACCATACGCGAAGATCTCAAAGAGATATTGTCGTGTATAGCGATCTTGAGCTTAGAAATGTCTTAGGCAATGTTAAGCGAGGTAGCCGTGTTGTAATCGCATCCAAAATAGCAGTAACCAGAACGATTGAGATACAACTCGTAGAGGACAATAGTAACATTGATTCTTCTCAAGGCGTAATCATTTCAGGGTTTGGGACCGGGCGACTTGTTCCCAAAAAGGGGACAGCATCTTCTTTTGATTTATTTAAAATAAGAATCCCCGATACAACAAAATCAACAAAACCTATTCCAGTAAGTGTTCAGTATTTAAATTTTTCAGGATTTAATAAGGTGGTCACAGTAGAGCCTACCGGATCAAGTCGCATTTTATCCAGCTTTTCAATGATAGGATGTATTGTTGAAGATTGTGCTACAATGATTGGGACAAATAATACTAGCGCTTATCCGTTTTCTACATTTCTACGCCAATGTGAAGTGACGGATAACATTCTTATCCCTGATAGGTCTGGTAACGCGAGTGTTGCCTCCGCTTTAAGTTTAAACATCCAGTATGTTGATTGCGTACTTGATGGAAACATTACAAAAAGCCCATCCCCATCATTCGTGGCAATACCTGTATCAATGACAGGGGGCATACAAAGAAGCTCTTTTTCGAACAACATTATGGTCGGAGAGGTTGACATTTTTTTTGATCAATCAAGCATAACTGGTTGCACTTTTAAAGAAAAAGTAAAACTAGATGGGTCATTAGTTCCCGCACCAACTGTAAACCTTGGGACCATATCCAATAATAGATTCATAAGAACCCTGTATGATTCTCTTGAGTTAGAGCAGCTAACCTGTACAACTATTACGGGTAACACCATAAAAGGTTTAATAAATAACGCAAACTGTCACCAGCTTACCATTGTCGGAAACTATATTTCCGACATCGGCGGAGCCAATTTTTTACCAAACTCACAAAACTACATTTTAAGAGAAAACTTTGCTGAAACATTTTCTACGCTTGAAAATCAATACAAGCCAGTGTTTGGTGCTGGTCGCATATCAACTGGTGGAGAGGTGCTTGCGCAACAAGTCATCGAAAGCACTACAAACTATTTTGAATGCGTAGTCACTGCAGATGCAAACCCACCACTGCCAGCGACGGAGGCCGACTGGCAGCAGCTTAAAAATGACTTGGGAGCCAATGAAAAAGTAACGGTTGAGTTTTATGTTCCAGAAGGAACTCGAAACCCAACTGTGCCGCCAGAAGGCAAAACTGTTATCATCAGACTTAAGACTTGGGTTAAAAATGCCGGACCAAGTAATGAGATGATAACGGTTAGGATAACAGATCAAGATAGCGACACGGCAAACACACTGCCAGTTAATGTGCATAAACCACAAAGCTTTTTGATTGCTCAAAATGTTGGCAATGGGGCTTGGGAGCCAATGGTTTTTGAGTGGATCATTGAACCCGGTTTGTATTGGGACGTGGGGCAACAAGCTCAGATTTGGTTTCAGGTAAATACAGATCAGAACGCACTGGCACCTGCAACGTCTTTTGTTGCCGGTCATTATCAAGATTACATAGCTCAAACACAGCCAGCTATAGATTATGGACCAATGATTACTTCAGCAATAGCCGTGCCTCAGAATCTGGTAACAGTTTCAGCAAGCGCAGCATTAAAAAAGGGGAAAGCACCTGTCCAAAAGAAGAAGCCGTTTAAGGAGAAAAAGTAATGACCGATAACTCATCAGCAACGATAAATACATCGCAGTGGAACAAAAGAAATATGTGGGTTAATCAGTCTGAAGAGCTTACGACTCGGCCCGGACAAGACCAGCTGTGTTCATTTACTGCGTTTCCAGCCACAAGCAAACAAGATCCCAAGGGAGGATTTACTGCAAAGTCTCAGTTTGCAGACAGTGTTCAGCATTATGTTTTAATGGGGGTTAAGACTCCTTCATCAAACACCTTAGAAATGCTTGTATTAGACGAAAACCTTTCAAATACGCAAAGAAAACAAGTTCTACCTTTGGGTGCTAATAGGTTAATCCGAGCCATGACTGGTGCAGTGGTAAACGGGCAGGTTATTATTTCAGGCCCAGATATTCCTACTTTATGGGGGTATACGGGTAGTGGCATAGTTGTTGCGAAATCTGAAAAATCAGTAAACCCGTCGCTTCAAACATTAAGCATACCAAAAGGCATTTGTGTTTCATGGGTTGATAGGTGTGTTATCGCTCAAGGGGAAGCATTATTTATATCAGACCCAATGGCTCCTAGAACCTACACTGCGGATGGGTTCTTAGCGTTGCCCGGAGTTGTGTACGGGCTGCATGTTACTGACGTAGGTGACTTAGTGGCCGTGACTAGCGAGGGCGTTTACTCCATGAACTCTCAATCAGTAGCCCAAGGTGCGGGGATTGTGGGCGCAGTGAACAAGCTTTCAAACTATAAGGCTAATGATTATAATCAAAGCGTGATGACTCCGTTTGGTCTTTATGGCTTAACTAAACGTGGATATAAAAGAATAGACATAGACACTGCAGATGAGACGCCTTTGTCCGATAAAAGGTTTGTTAGGTCTCTTTCTGATATGATTTCATTTCCTGATTACAGATCAGCAAAAGTGTGGCCAACAGACACGGGTATGGCTGTAGCAATCGGATCTATAGATAAAAATGCAAACGACACCTTTGAAGGCGGCGTTTGCATGATTGATCTATATCAAGGCTTAAAAAGCTGGTGGACCCCAAGTAAAATGAAAACACTTAATGGGGTGCTGACAAGCAGAGAGGGTGAAACGTTGTTTCTATTTACAGCTAACAATGAAGTTGCTGCAGGAACCTATCATAATATGGGTGCCATTATGCAGTTTCATTTAGATAGAGACACTGTGGATGGTAATTTAATCCCAGCGGGACAAGAGTACAAAATAGATATCTCCTATAATGGGTCCATAGCTGGGTTGGTCCCATATAACCCAGAGTTTCAACCAGTTGTCAGAGCCATATTTATGAAGGCTGACAACGGGGGAAAACTTGTAAAGGTAGCCGTCCGGGGAGAGTATGAAAAGAAAAACGGAACCCTTCAAGAGATTACGACCGAGGCAAATGGCGTGGTGATGGATTTGGTAACACAATGGGGGCCAACAGCCCCTAACACCGCCAAACTTAAGACGGTAGAGCTAGAGGGAAACAGGTTCCAGTTTGCAAAAAGAACTGATGATATATCTATTGAAGTCCAAGCCCAAGGCGGAAGGGTGAGAATCGGCGGAGTCTCTTTTGCTACTAGGGGCTACGGACAAAGGAGACCAGTCTAATGCCTATTTCTGATGGAAGCATTATAGATCCCAACGAGATAAATACCCAGTTTAGCGATGCCACAGTGGGGCCAATAACAGGGCTAACAGTGGGCATAGATGCCATGAAAGGCATGAGAAACGCATACACTATCTTAGGTAGATTTAGGATTTGGCAAGAAAACCCCGGAAGTGTCATAACCAAGCAATACTTCACAAGCCCTGATGATTACGACATCTACGGTGTAGGTGTAAGTGTGAGGTTTGACTCTCCAACTGGTGGTGCCACATTTGGAGCTACTGTTAAGATTCAGGGAGCAATAACTGATTTGGAAACTGACCTCCCTATACCGGACCACCTTTTTCTAATGGAGCCT